CACAATCTAATGCATGGTGCTTGGAGAAAACATGAGGGTTGTCAACTGGCATACCATGCGACTTTGCTATTTTTACTTGTTTCTGTATTGCGTTTTTATCTTTCAATAATCTTTTACTATGCTTAAACTTTGCTTCTTCGTGGCTCATGTTTAACCTTTTCTAAATGAGTTAACAATTGTCTTAGTAAATGCCATTTGCCTTGCATTTGCCTTTCTATACGCCTCAACCTCCTGTAATAGTTTATTATATTCATTAGTATTTACTACGGTAAAATCATCTTTTGGTGCTACAACAGCACTTTCATAGCCTGGATGATATGGTGCTTCTGCAACCAAATCTTCTTCTAGACCTGTCGGTCCTGAAGGTGTTACACAAGTAAGGCCTGGATCATAATCATAGGCTTTTTTTCTATCTTCTGTTGTAAATGTAGTCATTGGTACCCCCTCGATTCAAAATATTCTTTTACTTTTTTTTCTGCTTCCTGTTGTGTTTCCGCTAATACAAATACTGTGGCTGTTCTGTTTATATTAATTCTTAAATCAAATGGCATTGTGTCACCACTATACAATAATTCTTCAGGCGTATCAATTGCAACTTCAAATTGTTTTAGGTTTTTAATCCTGTTTAGTATAGCCTTGACTTCGTTCATAAATTTCCTTTTTTAATTGTAATTCTTGGTAGGTTGTTTTTATGATAATATATTTTTGTGAAATTTTTTGAGCAGGCTCACGAGTAACCCACATCAACAAGGTTAAAATAATGAAAGCAAGACCAATAATAACCATGTACCTTTCACCACGGTAAAGGCCATTATACCACACTCTAATTCTGTTTAAAAATATAGGGTCAAACATTAGTGTAGTTTGGTTTTTGTTTGTTTTTCAATCATTGGTTTTTCTGATATGGAATTCAACAATTGTTTGAAATCTTTTTGTTGGTCAACCGCAACATTCAATAGAAGTAATCGAGCCAAAATGACTGCTGATAATTCAAGAGATGGGGTTTCATATTCTTTTGCAAGTGTCAAAATAAAATTATCCACTTCAGCGGACATTGAAAATAATTGTTCATCGGTAAGCATAATATTCTCCTTTGACACCATTATATATTACACACCATAATTAAGAGGCAATAAAAAACCCCGACTAATCGGGGTTGTTTTGGAAATCAATGGCCATCAGGTCTCTAGTAATTGCATTGGATTTTGTTCGGCAATAAAATTGATATAATCAACTGCACTATCTTCATCAATAAAATACCTTACAATTGTTTGCCCGGTATAACATGATGTAAACACTAACAATATATTACCTTCTCGGTAAACCGAAAATTTAATTGCCCATCCGTTGCGAACTACTGGACTAAAACTTCTCGAATTATTTCTTATGTCCAGCATAAGCAAAACTCTTGATGGTACCAGTTTGTATGATTTCTTTTGCATTTTCCGTTACAGTATCTACTGCTTCCTTTGCTTTATCTAGGTATGTAGTGGAATCTGTACCTGCAAATGTGCTTAGAACATCAATAGTAGATACTGTTGCCTTAGCATTGATATCAATTAAAGAAACTAAAAAATTTTGCGATTTCTTTGTCATTTCTTTGATATCTTTGTTGATATAGAAAGTGTTGAATTGGTCAGCAAAATATTTGGTGGTTTGTTGGATAGTATTTAAGTCAAACATGGTAAATCTCCTTAGACGATTAATAATTGAATGAGCTAAGACGCTCAAAGTCTTTAATCATTCTATCAACATCAGCCTGAGATAGTGGCTGCCGACTTGCAATATAACTTTCCAGTATAGATTGTCTGTCAATTGTAAATAGTGATATAATCTTTTTAAGCATTTTGTCTCCGTATAGACCTCACAATGAGCATCTATATGGAGTATATATGTTTTCGCTGTGCAGCTGCAACATAAATTCACTACTATTGCTTAATTTCGCCTGATTTATTTCACCTTATGAAATATTATCTTCATATTTCATCTTAGCTAAAATATAATCACGAACAAGGCTGCTACGAACAATATCATCTGCCGTGAATTCGATTCGAGTAAAGGCACTCATATGCATGGCAATATCAAAAAATTTCAATATGCCTGACATATCATTTTTTTTCTTATTCAAATCGGTTTGTCGGTAATCACCACACCAAATAATTTTTGACATATGCCCAACTCGTGTCATAACGGTATCCACTTCTTCAAAGGTAAGGTTTTGCATTTCATCTACAATAATGATGGCATTATCAAAGGACATACCACGAATGAATGATGTAGATATAAACTCAATGTGACCTTGTTCCTCTAGTCTGTCCCATGCATCTTTGCGACCAAATAATGTTTCACATATCTGGCGATACGGTTGTTGATAAATGTCCATTTTTTCATTCACATCGCCAGGCAAATGTCCAATCTCCCGTGATTGCACGGCAGACCTTACTACAATAATTTTATTAAATGGGTTTGATTTATCTAAAATTTCTTCAAGTGCTTTATACAAGGCACAAAATGTTTTACCTGTGCCTGCAACACCATGTAATGCTACAAAATAATCACCTCGTTTGTATGCTTCAAAGAATAATCTTTGGTTTTCTGTGAGTGGATCAAATGTTTTGAGGTCATCAATTCGTATGCGTAATTGATTAGATGTTTTAACTGGTTTCAGTTCTGTTACTTTGTTTTCTGTTAGAGCTTTGTTGCGAGCCATGAATTTTTCCTAATACATGAGATTTGTGAATTTTACAGGAACACCAACTATTGTAATAACTATCACTTAGTAAAGCATGGCGATTGAATATTTCAAATGTTTCCCAATAAGATAGTTCTGACCTGGTTTTACATAGATATAGAATTTCTCTTGTGTATGCATCCTCCCCATTTTGTTTAACTTCTTCTTTTAATACTTCATTGGAACCCCAATAGGTTAACCAATCACTTGATACTCTGCTCTTTTTCTTTTTGCCTTTGACCTGTCTTGTTTTAGATTTAGTGAAAAATTTCTTACCGATATACTTTCGTCCTGTTGAAATATGTGTGATAAGATACACAAAACCGTAATGGTCTTGTATATCTTCTTCGTTGAATTGTTCTGTCGTATTATAATAAAGCCACATTAATAATCTTCATCCTGTTCCATTTCGCTTTCCTGTATGTAGGTGCCACAAAATGGACAGTATGTTGGATCATCTTCAACGATTCTTTCATCATATTCAAGTTTATATTTTGATTCACACTCAAAACATTTATGTTTTAATACTTTCATTATTTACACCATGATTGTTTGGCTTCACCATAGTATTCACGAGCAAAACCATTTTTAATTAACATGGTACGTAGTGATTGATCATTCAATATAATGTCACCTAATACACGACCACCAAATTTATCCCAATCATACAAAATTACTTGGCGTTTTTGTGCTTGATCTACTGCATCTTTGGTAAATTTTGTTGCCGCTTGGCCGCGAGCATCTTCGCTTGAGCATTTAGCACGAAATCCTTTTTCTGGTGTATCGACACCAAAGATACGAATTGCTAATTCTGGTTTCAATGGTGCAGGTAAAAATGGTGCTGAGATAACAACTGTATCACCATCAATTACACGAATAATTTGTGCATCATAAGTTACACCTTGTGGAGTTTTTTGTGCATATGCTAACAACGGGATTGCTAACAATAATAACAATATTTTTTTCATTTTATTTCCTATTAATTTTTGCTAACTTTAAATAGCTTAATATTTTAATCCAAAACCAACCCATATCAAATTCAAACCATTTTTCAGATAGTTTTGCACTTGCTGGTTTATTGTGATGGTTGTTATGTAGTTCCTCACCACCAATAATTAAACCAATTGGTATAATGTTTTTAGATGTGTCGTTTGTTTCTGTATTTCGATAACCCCAATAATGGCCAATACCATTGACCACACCTGCAGCCCAAAATGGGATCCATATCATTTGAATACCCCATGCAAGTAAACCCCACCAAGAAAAACAAAGTAAATTTATTAGTAATAACAAAGTAATTCCTAGACGAGAATGTTTGCTATATATATTCTTCTCAACCCAATCGTCAGGTGTTCCTTTGCCGTATGCTTCAACCATTAATTTATCTTTTGATGCTTCGTGATATAAAAATGCACCACCAAATAATACACGCCAAATGCCAAATATTTTTGGTGAGTGTGGGTCACCTTTTTGGTCGGTCATTTGATGGTGCTTGCGGTGTATAGCAACCCATTGCTTTGTGACCATGCCTGTTGTAAGCCATAGCCAAAATCGCA